CAACACCAAATAGTGTCGTGCTTAAGATTAGTTTCAATATCAAGTGCGATTCTCATTCTAATATTATACCATACCTTTAGGTCTCAGTAAAGTTCTTCTGCTTTACTTTTTTCTCAATTGAAAGTGCAAGTTCAATTACATCATAGTAAAGGTCAGAACCCCACAGATTGCACGACTCTGCTATATCTTTAATCTCAAGGTCAGTAATACCAATCCATTCACGTTTTGTTTCCTCGTTCATCACAGCTCCTTATCTTCAAATTTCTCAGTCATTCTACCAGTCATTCGATCATAATACAAGGACGAAGCTGGACCAGTCAACCCACTGAATCGATTCTTCAGAACCCTGACTCGTGTGGTGTGGCGCTCGACAGGGTCTTCAGCTTGTCCGTTGCGCTCTAATCCTAACACAATATCAGAGAGCTGTCCAATACTGCCTGAACCCCTGAGCTGCGACAGGCTAGTGAAAGCGCCTTCCTCGTGGCCCTTACCTTCGTTGCGCTTTAGGTGCGAGACACAGAACAAAGCAATGCCGGTCTCCTGAACAATCATGCGAAGCTTGGTCATGATCTCATCGATTGCCTTGCGCTCGTCACCATTCTCTTGAGCAGAGACAACGATGGACACATGGTCCAAGAATATATACTTACACTCCAGCGCCTTCGCCATGAACCTAACACGATTAATAATATTGTCAACCAATGTACTGCCGAAGTGATCAAACAAGAACACCCTTCCAGTGCCTAGCGTGTTATCGAAAGCAGCTCGCAGCTCTTCAGGTGAGGCTGTGTAATCAGGCAGGTGCAGAGGCTTGTTAGCATGGAGGCTCATCAGACTCTTAGCTGTCTTCTTAACAGACTCCTCAAGGAACATCAGCCCTATGTTGTCGTTGCTGTTGTTGAGAATATGATAAACAATCTCACGCAAGAACTGCGACTTACCTAACCCACTGCCTGCAGTCAGGGTAACTAGCTCACCATACCTGATGCCATAGGTAAGCTCGTTCATCCCAATGTATGGGTACATAACCTCTGCCTTCTCGACAGGCTGATTAACTAGATCCCATAGTCCAGCACCATCCACAATACCATCTGGTGTGTATCGCTCTGCCTTCCACCACAGGTCTATGAACTCTTTGCCTTTGTTTTCTTGCGAGTATTCGCAGGCATCTTTGTAGTCTGCGGTTCCTTTAAATATCTTGGCTTTCGTTCCAATGACTTCAGCCACTGCGTTAGCAGCTTCTCTGCCCGGAGCATCGTTATCGAAACAAAGCACCACAGTCTCAAAAGAATCGAGCCATTCGTAATTCGCTTTGACATCAGCAACTGCACTCGCTGCACCATTCCTAACAGAAACCACAGGGTATTTGGAACCAAGCATTTGATACGCTGCTGCAGCATCGAACTCACCTTCTGTAATCGTGACATACTTTCCTCCTTTGGAGAACAACTGCTGACCAAACAATCTACCCTGCTGCCAAGCGCCCTCGATACTAAACTTCTTCTCGCCTACGCTGCGCTTCTTGTAAGCTACCAACCCCTCTTCATCGTAGTATGGGAAATAATAAGCACTGTCTTTCTTGCCTATGCCATAGGTTAGGCAGGTGTCCCTAGTTAGACCACGATCAGAGATAGAGCTGTAGACAATGTCATGCACGTTGGTCATTGTTGATACTACCTTAGTAAGTTTAGTAGAGTACTCTTGCGAATTCCTGCGTGTCTTGCCACAGCTAAAGCACTTGCTGCCCCACTCATAGATAGTGAGAGCATCGCTGCTGCCACAGTCCTGACATGGTTGGTGTGATACTAATTGCTGAGCCATCTATTCTCCTTTAATTTGGTAGGGCCTAACAAAAAACAATGGACAACTGGTGACAGTACAATGTGTAATCTCTTCTCGCTGACAGTTAGAGCAGTGCCAGCACTTAGCATTGATAGCTTTGCGAAGACTACCATTACCTTCTGTCCTGCTTCGATCCTCTTCCCAGATCTGAATAGGGTTACGAAGCTTAACTCCAGTGCCTCGCTTAGCTGCACGGGCTTTCTCTAAACTCTCCTGCTTAGTCATACTGTCTCCTTTAATTTACTACCCCTTAATTGTATCACATCCTCTAGCATTTTATCAAGCCCAACATCTAGGGACAGCTCAACGAAATCAGACACTGTAAACCAGTAGTGAGCTTCTTCGCTGGTCTCTGCTAAGAATCTATCTTGATCTTCCATGTTAAAGAGTCCTTTAAATAGTTACTTGTTTATTAAAGATAATATTAATATTATTACTTAGTCTTTCTTAGTAACTCTATAGTAATATTGTACCATCATAATTCATCGTTGTCAACATACATACTGAATTCACCCACGTCTTCAGGGGTTAAATCATCCTCGTCAGTGAGCAGGTCTTCCCTATCTATGGTAAGTAAGTCATCACTAACCGTAGCGAAGCAATGATTACATAGGTCAGTGTACTCCTCAGTGACAGCACTCTTTCGAGTGGCCTCATAGTCAGTCAATGCTGCATTGCAACTAAGACATCTCATACAGCCTCCCACTTTTTCGTTGTCCAATCATACCTACGCAGCTCACCCTGTGGTGTCACGCCATATAGATTATTATTCTTGTCAAAAGCAATTGACACCATCTCTGTACAGTCTGCTGAGGTGACCTCTTGGACCACCTCTTCAACCACTTTCTTAGACTTCGCCATTTAAAACCCCCAATCTTAGTTTAGCTTTCTTAATTATAGCAGCTTTGGCTGGGTCTGAGTAGCCCTGCCACGACTCTATCTCTAAGACAGACCTGCCGCAACCTCGACAAAAGGCAGTCCCGTGGGCTACCTCGCATACGTTAACGCACGGACTCTGTATTTTTGACAGAGTTTCAGAGCTTTGCGAGGGGTTTTTTAGGTTTACCAGCTCGAAGTTTACTTTGGCAAGCAATTCATTGCTGACCCGCAGCTCATCCTCCAGCCTCTCCATTCTAGCCCTCATCATACGATTCTCTCGCTCAAGCTCTGAGATATCGTTCATGTACTGATCCACCAACTGTACCTCATAAGGCACGCCACTAACCCTCACCATAAGACCTCCATAGAGCAAATAGAATTGTCGAAATCATAAGCAATAAAAAAGAAATCATCTTGTGGCCATCCAATAAAGACCTACGTTAGAAAACGCATAGCCAGCGTACACCACGAGCATGGGAATATTACCCTTGAAACCCTGCTCGCCAGCGATGTACGCATATATGCATCCTGTGACAATGATCAACCACGAAGACATTACAGCCCCTCCTTGTAAAGCTTTGCCTTCTCCTGCAGCTCCTTGCTGTGCAGCCCTATGAGACGCTGCAGCTCCATGTACACCTCGACAAGGTCAAGGGTAGTACTGGCTGTGTCTTTAGCCTTCATCAGGTGATAGAGAATGTACAGCTCGTCTGTCTTCATGTCCTCAATAGTCTGAGTCAGCTCAGCTATGCGCTCCTCGTATTGCTCGACTGCAGTGTAGTCCACTGTGTCGTAGTCTGCATCATTCCAATAGTCATAATTGTAATCTCTCACTGGCTTCTCCTTGTGTTTGCCTGCGCCACTGCGCTGTGAATACTTAGCTACAAAATTACGCTGCCTCACGTTAAAAATCCATTTCCTCAACCCTAGCCCTTAGCTTGAGCTGTGCTGGTGTGTGTTGAATTGAACACCATTGCCCATCAATATCTACTTTCACTATGTCATGGGCGTACACGCTACCCGTCTCAGTGAAAAACCCATACACTGTTGCGAGCCTAGTGTTTCCCTTCATGTTGTCTTCAATTCTAGCTTTCCAGCCATTCGACAACATAACAATAGCGCCCTTCTTGAGATCATTCGTTTTCATAATTTAATTCTCCTTTAGATTGATGATACCACAATTGCAGCGTAGAAAATAACAATAAATAATAATGCACCCATTGCAGCTTCTAATAAATTCTTCATGTGTTCACCTTGAATGCGAAAAGGACACGAGACCTAGCGCCCACTGGTGAGCTGTCATGCACTACACCGTCAAGTATAGCAAAAGCATGGTCCCGCTTAACAATAACCCAGTTCCCAGTAGGGTTATTAGACAGCCAGTAGCTCAATGTTGGCCTATTAAAAACGAGAGTTTCCTGCTGCTTCATAATCCCCAGCTTCTCTAGCGCAGCAATCATGATACGCACTGATACACCATTACCAGCTTTGCGCCCAGCTTCAGCGAATGCAGCGTGGACCTTGTAATAGGGCAGGCCAGAAGCCACTGAGACAGCTCGCACTGAGCAATCATTCGTTTCGACTCGGTCCCTAGGGTTTGCTTTTATAAAATCAATCATTAGCTTCTGCCTCCCATATAATCTCTTGCAATCTACTCAGCTCGTCCTGCAGCTCCCAATAAACTCGCTGCTCGTCCTCGGTTAGATGTCTGGCCTCGAATACCCTGATTAGGCCAGCAATCTCGGCAGCTCTTTCCCATGCATTGCTCATAATCTCCTCCAATTTAGTCAAGGTCCCAAGGCTTCATGATAATTATAACCCCAGCAATCCCCAGCAGCAAGGCTGCTATGCTTGCGTATTCTGATAGTGTCATTGTAAACCCTCCTAGTGTTTATGGTATGAGACATTAGCGACTGAGCTATCCCAGCAGGCCCTACAATCCATACACTTGTTACCCTGCGACTGAGCTGGGCAGCTATACCCTTGGGCTGCTGCTTTCTCGTGGACAGTGCTGGTATTCTGAAACCCTGTAGGGGCTGCAGAATCGATCATTGCTGCCGATACCCTAACCACGAGGTTAGCTGGGAAAGCTTTGAATGCTCGGAGGTATTGATTGACTAGGCTCTTCTCACGAGTGGGCAGCCAGAAGCTTACACTTGGCAGCTTCTCCGCAATGCTCACAATGTTCAACAAGTGCTGGAAGCTTTGAAGATCTCCTGCATCGTGCCAGCGAAAATACTTCTC